TGACCTGTAATAGGTTTTGTCTTTAATCGTTAGGGATTTACCAAATACAGGCACCACCGGGATTGTTGTACAACCAACTTCAATCGGGCCTTCGAGAATATTGGCCCCGGTGATCTTTCTCCAAAACACTTTATGTGTCTTGATCTTGCGGGTTCTAACAATCGTAATGCCTTTTGCTGCCAGCTCGTCAACGACTGGTTTGATCTCTTCAATAGATACCGACTTGCCATCGCTTAACAGTGCAATCTCTTTGTCTTCTGCCTCACGGGTAAAGTATTCGCTGATTCGTACCGTCTTCTCGGCGAACCATTCGCTCATTTCTGAACTGTTACCCTGCCCGACTGGATCTGATACAGCATCCGGGTACAGTTCTTCGAATAGCTCTTTTGGCATGTGGTCATCAACGAGACACCAGTTCATGTCGGAATAATCCGATTTGCTGGCGTTAGGATCCATGATCACGGAAAATTGGTTTCTGATTGGCTCAATGATTAGTTCTTGTTGGAAGTCTGCATCCGCCAAATAGTCAGACCGTACACGTAAATAACCCAATGAAGACTCAGCAGCAGCTTGAAAGGCCACGTCATAAGCGTCCTCAGCGTCACAGTTGTACTCAATGTTTTTTATAATGCCGGTGAATACTTCTGCCAACTCGTAAGAATCCTGCCCGGTTTGGCTTTCGATCTTTAGAGATTCATTCTCTCCGGTCTCAGCATTGGGCACTGTTTCTGACTTGGTGGCGCTAACCTTGATTGATGGCTTGTTCTGGCGTTGGTCTCCAATTATTTGATCAACAAAGGTAGGTAGCGTGTTATTTGTTAAGCACGGCCTTCCGTCTTGCTCTCTCTCGGTTCTAATCTCAGCAGGCCATTGATCACCACTCAGGAACTTTAAATCATCTTCTGCGGCTTCCCAGACGTGTTTCCAGAATGTAGCGCCGTCTCTGGCTCTTTCCCGCGCCTTGGCCAGAATCTTTGCCGTTTCCTCGGCACTGTCCTTTGATACCGCTTTCTTTTTAACAGTGTCGGCATAAAGTGATTCTATTGATGCGCTTTCCTTTGCAGGTGCTGGCGCTCCTTGTGCTGGTAGCATAGCTGTTTGATCTTCGTTTTCGTTCATGTTTATTGTCCGTTAAATTTAATTGCCATCAAAACTCTTGACTTACTCCGCACATTGCACACATTGCGCCATCTTCGCTTATGTAAAAGTGCTGGTTCCCGCAGTCGCATTGCCAGACATTATCTGGTGCAACCATGCCTTCAAATACGCCTTTGAACGTGTAGCATTCTGGACACTCAAGCTCTACAGTTCCGACTGGTGCAACAGCAACCCATTCATGACGACACCCTAAGCATACCGCGCTACCTTTAATTTTCGGCCTTACATCATCTAAATTAACCAATTCACCCATGATTATGACCCCATCCAGCCGCCAGTACGTCTTTGTGGCTGCTTAACTGTTGGCTTGCGTTCTACTTGCTCTTTGTAATAGAGGCCCATTTGCTGCAAAGCATCCGTGTAATTGGTTGCCCACTTTGGGCCTACCTCATCTTTAAACACTTCGTTGTTGTGATCCCATTGCCTGCGTAGTGCTTTTAATCCCTTCCAGCCTGTCTTGTGTGCCAAGTCTCCGGTATTGCCTGCTAAGTCCATGTCGCATTTTGTGTTGTCAATCCATATGCGCGGGAATATCGCTTTCAATGAATTGATAGATTCACGCTTGCTTTTACACCGGTCGACCAATTTAAACTTGATCCCCATTCGCTTTGCTACATCGATGCGGCTTTCATTGGTCATCATGTCGTGCACAGCAATGTCATGTGGTGCGAAATGCTGCTCGTAACGTATCCCGTGCTTGTCACCAAAGTCTTTTAGCCAGTTGATGTAGTGTGGCATGTCCTGGTCACGGTTCGAGTAGCAAGCAATCAACCTTAATTCCTTCCGGTGTGGCTGCATTATCCAAAACACCATGTCATCATTCCTGCCTAAATCCCAGAACGTGTAGGTCTTCAATGACTGTTCAGGCGGTACAGCGCAGAATCGACCCTCTTCAATGAGCAATTCTACCTCTTTCTTGTATACAACGCCTTCCAATAGCGCATCATCTGGTGCTTGTTGGTACTGAGCACTAAACATGTAGTTGTCAGCCGACTCCATTTTTAGCAGCGTTTCAGTTGGCTCCTTGTCTGGCCAGTAGCTAACACGCTTGCCATCAAAGCCAGTGTCTTTAATGCAGGCTTCCCGCATGTCATCGGGCAATGTGTCGAGGTATTCTTTATCGATCAAAGCCGGGACCTTGAATTGTTCGTAATCGTCCGGGGCATTGTCGCTGTTCAAGAAGTCTGTGCTATCGCCTTTGGCTATACGCTGTTGAATAAGCAGTATTGGTACGTTGTCATGGGCTAATCGAGACCGAACTACCCGGTTCAGCTTCTTATTTGCCTTGTCCATGAGTAAAGCTGAGTCCATATCCTTTGGTGGTAATGGGTCATCGAGTATCACGGCCCCGGTAAATGCGTTGTCTATCATGTAGCCGCCACGTCTGCCTGTTACTTGGCCGTTTATGCTCGTTCCATACAATCTATGGCGGTTATTGTTTTTATCGCGGTACATCCAGTTAGAGCTAGATTTAGTTGTTGGATCGAGACTAACAGGCCATAGCGTTTGAAATTCTTCTGAATCGAGTATTTCTTTCACTCGCTTAGCGTTCTCTGTTACGAGCTCGTCAGAGTAAGAAAGTGGAAGCCATCGGCTAGACCTGGGGTTCTCATCACTTATGCACTTGATAATGCACCATGCTATCCAGTGTATTGACCATATCTCCGTCTTGGTTGATCCGGGCGATACATTGATAATCCCGCGCTTGATCTTCCCGTAGTAAACGTCCTCGGCTTTCTGACATTCAAACGTGTGGTGCCAGTTCTTTTTAAACTTCTGACCCTGGATCAATTGAAAGAATATTCGTAGAAATGCTTCAAACGAAGCTTCACAAGCAATCTTGACTGCTATCTTGTCAGCATCGCTCATTTCTTCCCACTGCATTATATCGCTCATTTTATGCTGTATATCCGTAGTGGGAGAGTCGCACTAAGTCATTGATAATCAAGTAGTTCATAAAAAGGCCTTTCATCCAAGTATTGTTACATAATAACATAACTAAAGTTATTCTTTTGCCTGCCGTCATTATGAAGGCAATTAAATTAGTTCTTGCATTCTTAAATTGAACGAACTACAGTTGCACCAACCACAACGAAACGAGGTACAAAATGAAATACTTATTACTAGCACTGGCACTAACAACAACAGCGAACGCCGCTTACATCTCAGTTGAGACCATTATTAAAGCTGAGGAATACTGCTATGAGCATGGTGGTATCTACGGTATAGAAGTTCACGATGAGTTTATTCAGGTCGATTGCGACGATGGCCGTTCATTCACAGTCAAAGAGGATTGATACTATGGAAGCTACTAGAGAAGCGCTAAAGAACTTTAATATGTTTGATACAAGCCTAATATGGCTTATTCAGCAGCAACCGCCAGTAAGTCAACATCTTATAAGCAGTGCGTTTGAAAAGCTGGAAGACCTCAAGTTGCAGGTAGAGCGATGCTATGCAGAAGATACCAAGGAAATTAACCCCGGATATTACATCGACTGCAACAAGCCAGATTACAAGCCAAACAACTACATTTTGAACGCAATAAAAAAGGAGTTATCAGCATGAGTAGAATGGACGATTTAGTATTAACAATCTTGAATGATGACGTTATCCCACTGGCACCGCCAGCAGATGACGACAGCAAAGAAGAAGATTCCAGCGAAGACAAAGACGAATAGCTAAAGCTTCTTCATCAACTCACTGAGAGCGCTGGCAATCTCCGGCGCTTTCAGATCCGCTTTAACCTCCAACGCATCACCATCTTTCCCGGTTATTTCTGTTTTCTTCGGCGCATTCCATCCCTGCATGTCACTGAGCTGTTTAATTGATCCGTTGCTATCGTACATTTCAATCTTTGGCCCGTTCTTTTGAAAAGTAACTGACTTGATGCAAGCTGCTATCGTTGGGTCAATGTCTTTGGAGTCTTTCATGGTCCAGACTGTTTGCATGATGTCATCGCCGTTACTATCCTGGCCGATGCTGATGTGCTCGAAGTTACACACATCATGAATGGTTGCCTTGGCGGACTTAGAAAGCCGTTCTAAGGCCTCTGTGCGCGTCATGATGGCGTTTGTTTGTGCTACCGCTAGTAGTGAGTCATAGAAAGCCCTTACCTTTGGGTTACTTAGTAGCTGAGACGCTCCGTGATCTTGGGCGTTTTCACTCTTTGCTGTGCCGCCAGCATTTAAATAAGCTTTGCGTTGTGAGTTTTTAGGGTTGGATAATTCGATAGCGTAATTATATTGTAACCGCGTTAGTCCCTTAGATAGCTTTTGTTGTTCTGCGGTTAGTTTGATGTCCATTTTATTACTCAGGTGTTGGGTCGTTTAGTTCTGCCCATGTTAGATATATTTGGGTCTTTGCTGGGTTTGCTGTTCCGTCATTGGTTATTCTCAATAGGAACTCTGTGTATGGAGGAACAATTCTTACCAATCCATCAAGATCGAAGTTACCTACTGTGCTATTACCTTGACCTGATGCGCCAGGCATATAAACGGATGTTGTCACGGTTCCAGGTGATGTGACAGTTGGGGACTCGAATACTTGTACTTCTGAGGTGTTTGGAAGTGAGCTATTTCTTGCCCCAACAGTCTTTGCTGTGCCGTCAGATGAGAGCACTGGGCCGCCAAAGGCTTCATAGGTTAACTCGTCACCTTCTGTTGTGATGCGTCTTTCTTCAATAACAAGAGTCTTTGAACCAGTTTTAATAAACCATTCGCCTACACCGCCAGAATTGGCAATGCTTAGTGTCCCGGTGAACTCATACACTGATCCACGTTCAATACGACATTCAAGCGCGTTTAATCCTGCTCCATCATATTTTGATCTGTTCATTGCCTGAATCTCCGATTAATCCGTCTTCTTCCATTCTGTTTACGAACGCATGTCGTCCTATTCCACGATCTGTGTCCAAGCCCATATCTTTTACCAATTCAACAAGCTTTTCTTTCCATTTACTATCTTGGTTGCTTTCGTCTTCGTCATACAGCACTTTACCCAGCAAGGTGAATTGCATCACTCGTCCGTCCATTATTGAGTATTCAATATTTGTTGCTGGTGTTGATGGAATATAAAGGCTTGCCATGAATCCTCCTATTTTGATTTTCTTAATACTTCGCTTACGAGATAAAGAGACCTTGTGCCGTTGTGCGCTGAAACTCCAATAATTGCAGAACTAACAAAAAAATCCATTTCGTAATGCTGGCAAATCATTGCTGTTAGCACTCCGACAAAACCACTAACAAGAAGCTCTATGATCCATTCCATCAGCTTTGGCTTCGCACCTTCAAGATTGCTTAAGTAACGGACTGTTCCTGCCCATGCCGATATAATCAAAACCCATACCCACGCTACAATACCGTGTTTGTTTATTTGATCCATGATCGATAGTCCGCTGTCGATTGTGTCTTTATCCATCCAAATTTTAAGCGTCAGCCGTCCCTGTCATAATGCCGGGCGCACCAAATGCAAAGTCGAAATCGTTATTAACCAAGTCGAGTGCCGTGCTCCCGTCAGTGGTTAGGTCGTAAACGCAATACATAATGTCGCTTGCGTGTGTGTCGTTGTAAACGATCATTGTTCTGATTGTTGATGGGTTACTGACGTTCTTAGCGATTGTCGTTAAGTCTGCTGCGTCCAGGGTGGTAACAGCACCTGTCCGTGTAAAGGTAACACTGGTTAAAGTCACATCGCCTGCAAAGTTACCGCCTGTAACCGCTGCATGTGCTGATAC